AGAAGTCGTTAAGATCGCGGAAAAGATTGGCTTCGGCCTTGAAAAGTACGCGTCGTCTTTTCGACCGACAATGTGCACCTTGTGATGAGGTGATGAAGGAAGAGGAGAAAAATAAGTGGTTATCCCACATGGAAGAGGGTCCCGTCACGGTTCCAGCCCGTTGGGGGACCGACCCTCTTGGCATGTTAGCCCTCCACATTAGGGAGTTGCTAGGTGGCTGGAAGAGAGTCGATGAGGAGTACGGTAGAGACAGTTATTGTCCCGATCAACAAGGTTGTTTTGAGATCGAGAGAGGATGGGGGGGAACCCTCGCTTGCTCAGAAAATGAGGAGAGCACCGATTACTCTTTGCTTCGCTTAGGCGTAGCGAAGACGAAAGGTAAGGCTCGAGTCGTGACTATGCAGCCAGCGCGTGTCAAGCGTATCCTTTCGCCGGTCCATAATAGCCTTTACAATCACCTGAGTTCTTACGGGTGCGTTGTCAGAGGGGACTTTACGAAAGAGGATGCAGAAGCTGTCATCGCGGACAAACGTCCAGGTGAGCTTTTCACGTCGGGTGATTATAGCTCGGCGACTAATGAATTGCACCAGGATGCGGTGAAGACCGTGGTGGCAGAGATATGCAACAGTCCTGCTGTTTCTGCCGACGAAAAGAAGGTACTGTGGCAGTCTTTTCAGCGACTCCGGGTCGCGACCTGCCATGGCGTGAAAGAGGTTAACAGAGGGTCCATGATGGGGAATCTTGTCTCGTTCCCGATCCTCTGTCTTATCAACATAGCCTGCTATCACATCGTGTGCGATATAATGCACGGGCCTTTCAATCGTAGGGTGGGGAAGTTCAACGGCGATGACTGCTTGTTCAATGCCGACCAGAGATTTTATGATCTTTGGACGGAGGTCACGTCTACCTTTGGCTTGGTCGTGAACCATGATAAGACTGGTCGTTCGGAGAGGTGGTTGGATTTTAATTCAACTACCTATGACTCGTTCAACCATCGTTTCGTGGCTAAGCCTGTGTTGAGCTTCTTGCTTCGAGAGAGGGACTCGCAGGAATGTCTGATCACCCAAATTTTGACTGGTCTTAGCTCGTTCAAGAACTCTGTTAAGGAGTATGTTGTAAACGTACTAATGAGGAGAGAAATCTCCTTTCGGGAAATCAACATAAACGTGCTACCGGTTAGATGGTTAGGCAAACTAATTAAACG